GCTATACCGTCTTTCACGGTAATATACTGAGTTGCTAAGTTGGAAGCACCTGAGCCAGTATTGCCTAGTCCCGTTACTGTATTAGTAGATGCAGTAAATGTGTATACAAAACTATCTAACCAATCTTTTGAAAAAATATTAGAAGAAGTAAAGCTTATCAATCTACCCGCCTCCATAGCGGCATTAAAAGCGGCAGTGCCTGGAGTTAGAACAACAGTAGCAGAATTATTATCCGAAGCTGCTGCTGCAGAGGATACTACTGTTTGTAGTAATTCAGGCACTGTGCCTGAATTAGCAACGTGACCCGTAGCTGCAAAATGGTATACTTTAGAACCAGATTGCATATAAAAGCTTGTTTCTTCAGTCGTACCTACAGGATTATCTGCTAAGCGTACTCGAGTAGAGATAGTACCATCCATATTAGTGATTTGGTACTTATCTGCTATAGTAGTGGAGGACAGAACTGCATCGTTGCTAGTTCTTTTAATAGTAACGCTTTCTCCTATATTCCAGGAAGTAAGAGCCGTATCACTACTTTCATAGGAAGGATACTGTTCGTAAGAATAGTCATAGTTATAGCAGCGAATGCCTCTGCCTCTTACAACAAACTCTAAGGAGGGTATCGTAGTTTCTCCCTCTCCAATAGTATAGTTAGCTACTGCATAAGCAGTGTCCAATAGTCGATGGCTCGCACCCCAGTAGTCCGACGACCCAGTATAGTAGTCCTGACCAACTTTAAAATTGCTAGCGTTCTGTACTAAAACAGAGTCCGCTCTTTGGTCCGACTTTCCGGTATGTATAGTTATACTAGAATTTATAGGTATATCAAAGTGTGTGGCTTTTCCATGTGTTATTCCGGCACCCTGAGTAGATGCTCCTCCCAGATTAAAGTTAGGTATAGGAGTTCCTATATCATATTGAGCAAATCCGCTTTCTTCCCCTATGCCTAGCCACTCGCTATACCCCCGACCAGCCGTATGTCCATATCCTGTAAAGGTTCCGGAAGTTCGTACCTTAGACGAAAGAGTATCTCCTCTATCCATTCTGCCGTAACAGACTACATCTATGGCATTATCGTCGTTATTAGCATTACCTGCTGAGGGAGTTCTTGTAGCACTATCATTAGCGTCTAAACATACGGAGTTCGTATCATCTAAATATATGTCGTAAATACCCCCAATCTCTCCTTCCGAGATTGCGTAGGCAACAAAAATCTGTCTAGAATCAGTAGCTAAAGTATCTACAAATACGGGTATACTGTCTATCTTATTTACACCGTACAGCACAGGCAGATACTTAGAATCTAAGTTAAATCGTAAATCTACCTCTCTGTCAACTGATACTTCATATTCTGTCTGTTTTACAGACGAACCAAAGCCCAAGAATCCTTTCTTGTGTTTAATTTTTGTTCGAGTTTCCTGTACCTGATAGGTAGAGACTAGATTGACTGCTTGCTCACTATGGAGAAAGCCTAGGTCAGTAGCATAAGCGGGTCTGTGCACACTCTCTGGGTCTGGCACATTATTAGCATCCAAGGCTCTGTGAGACGCATCTCTAGTTAATCTGCCGCTTACTCTATTAAAGTCTCCCCAGTGACTAGTTAGTCCCCAAGATACCTCTGACTTGCTAGTTACATCTTCGGAAAGTTTACCTGTAGAGATGATACCCTTAAATAATAAGTAAGGAGCACCTATAATTAGCCCCGTTTCAACATTTAAGTGAGCTTTATACACAAAAACATCTCTATTGATATACCCTGCGTACCCTGTATCCGCACGAGTATTCAATATACCGCTTACTTCTGAACTAGCAAAATTTATACCGTAAGCTGTATTTGATTCATTAGTTACAGCATCCATAGGAGTAATGCTGACGGTTCTATTGTCATTTGAGAAGCTATTAAGTCTTACTTTAAGTTCATTATTACTTCCGCTTCCTAGCAGCTGCACTAAGTCACCTTCTCTAAAGCCTACTTCTATGAAATTAGAGGCCGAGGAGGGTACTGTAATAGAAGAGGAGTTAATAGTAATATTAGCGACTAGAGACGTGCTTAAAGCAGCAGCAGACAACTTTAAAGTCATGCTTGAAACTTTAGCTTGTGTAGTCTCTGATACTTCGCCAACAGAAATTAGCTTACCTGGCAAATAAGTTTGGGCCCCATTAGAGTTGCCCGATACGTCTTTACTACCGTCATCAAATACTATCTCTTGAGAGCCGTCTGTTATATAAGTATAATCCGAGGCTCTGCGGGCGCTCTTACCCCCCTCTGTTACTACTGGTTTCTCAAACTTTACAAGGTGAGCGTAGGCAAATGCATCCCCTTCTAATAAAGAATCTCTTAAAGTACTATTTAGCTGTCTAATTGTCATTACTGTACTTCTTCTAAGCTTAACGAAAACTGGTATAAGTTATCTGTTTTTAATGAATACTGTTGAACATCTTTTGCAACGACTTTAATAAGTGGATTATGGAAAACAAAATCGTCTGCGCTAGATACGCCCTTCTGTAGCCCCGGTACAAAATGTATTCGAACTTGGTTTGAGGCAGGCTGAGGCTGGCCACTCTGATAGTCACTAGTAGTTTCTACCCTAGTTACCATGTAAGTTTTGGTGTGGTTCGAGTTTACGCCATCTATATTAAATAGGTCTCCGGGAAGAGGAGTTTTATTAGTAGTATTACTATAGCCTGTTTTTCCTAGTAAAGCACTAGTAGTCCCTGCTAGTAAGGCTCCACTTGCGTCTAAATTAACAGTGTCCGTCCAGGCTGCAAAAGTTGAGTCTTGTGGCACTCTGTGCTGAGGCAGGGAAACATAAAAGGGAGTCAACGCTCCTCTCTTACTGATAATAAAGGAGTATATATTCTCAAAGTCTGATCTAACCATAGGGTTATAGGTTATGTTCACAGACCACTTGTGCGCTGCTATTGCCCTGGCTAATAACTGTCCTGAGTTTGTAGAGTCTCTAATAACAGGCTGAGTAGAAGTCAATTGTACTGAAGCAAATCCCGGGCCTGCGTTTCCTGCTACTTGGCCTGCTGCCCCAATTGTATTATTAGGATCAGGTAAAATATTCTGAAAAGTTGCAAAAGTTGTCATTAGTACTTACTCACTCCACCTGCAGATTGTGTAAACGTTGAAGTGTCTACATCCTCTACAAAGTCCTGCCCGTATGAATTTGCGGCTTGTCTAATCATTCCTATGATGTTCCCTCTTTGTGCAACGAGTAAGTCTTCTACTCCTGATGCGTCTACTGCATTGATATTGAAGCTTACATTACTTACTCCGCCTGCTGCGATGTCATCATTAGGAACTATTCTGCCCGGCATTTCAGGAACAAATAACTCCGGTCCCTGTTCTCCTACTATTAATCCCGTATTCCCGCCCTCTGCTCTACTTCTATAGCCCGAAAAAGCTGATTTAAAGTTGGACATGTTACCTGTGCCTGACTCGCCTCTTGCATACGCAAGTTCTCCTCTTGCACTCCTTGAAGTAGCAAGATCAGATACATTAGACCTGGACCCCATAGTAACTTTACTAGGTGCTCCTCCTCCGGCTACCGCTGATGAACCGCCCCCATCATAGGAGCTACTCGCAACAGTTGCTAACTGCATAGCACCAATTGCTGCTATAATAGAACCGGTGACAAACCCAAGCATCCCGCCTTGCTCATATGCTTTCATAATACCGACGGCTGTAGATGCTACAATCGACCCCATCTGCATCTTTTTATCACGCTCAAAGTTCTTTCTTTTTGTAGCCTCTTTCTTTGCTTCTAAAGCTTTAATCTTAGCTACACTTTTTGCGCTCTGTCCATCTCTAGCCTGCTCTGCCTTAATCTCCTTGTCTATAGATGCTACGGCAGCTTTTCCTTGTGCTGATTGAATTGCACCTAGTTGACTAATGGCCGAGGCTGCTATACCTATTCCATCTGCCAATCCGAAGGTACCTTCTTCCATTTTTTCAAAAGCTCCTGCAAACTGTTCAGACATAATAAAAGCGCCTTGAGTTATAGCAGCCATTACTTCTCCTTCAGGGCCAAGCTTGGCTAAATCGCCAATCATACCTTGGAAACCTTCCCTCATACTAGCTAGGTTCTCGGAACTAAATGTCTCTCCTATTGTTGCGTTCTCAGGCAGTGTACTGCCGATGTCTATGGCTGTCTGTCCCGCAGTTATTTCACTGCTTGCTCCAGTTCTCAAGCCTAATAGTCTATTTCTCTCTGCTTCTTCTTTGTTTAGTTTTGTTTTCGTATCTAACTCTAGCTGGAGTAAAGTTAAGTTAATTTCCTGTATTCTTGCAGTATCCCCTTGTCTTGCTGCAATTGACATTTGATCATAAAGTAGTTCTTTCTTTTTCTCGTTTAATGATAATTCCTGCTTAAGAGCTGACTGCTCTAATCCTGCATTCCTGAGTCCCATAGTTGCAATTTTTGTTAATTGCTCCTCATAAGGCATAGCCAGTAGTCTATCATTTACGTCTATCATTTGGTTAAGCGCTTCCGAGAAAGCCGATACGTCGCCCCTAGCGACTCCTAAAAGGTCAAAAGACTGTCCATATTTTTTAACGATCTCATCGTAGCCTCCCGCCTTTAGTTTCTCTAAGATGGTACGAGTCGCTTCAATTTTGTCTCCAAACTCTCCTCCTGTCTTAGTGTTATCTACAAATAATGTTTGAAGAGTACGCATAGCATCGGTAGCAGATTTAGCAGCATCTTGGGTTGCAAGAACTGCTGTATTTAAAGCTGTCATTTGCGCTGCTGCGTTCTCTACGCTACCACCCGCGTTTAGCTCTAGCATGATGTTTTTAAGACCATCTATTCGCTGCTTTAATAATTCGACTTCTTCTCCACTCTTGCCCGTAGCCTGTGCCATTGTTTTCTGTGTCTGTAATGCTGAAGTTGCCGCTATTAAGGCTGTAAGCATAGCCTCTGAACTTGCTTCTACATCGGTTATTGAAAATGTAAATACGTCCTCCAGCTCCTTCTTGGCCTTATCTAATGCGCGCGAGGCCTTCGTCAAGGCATTTTGCATAGGTGTTTCAACCTTTTCTAAGCTTTGTGACTGCATGAGAGCGCCTTGGGCGAAACCCATCACCATTCTATCTATAAAGCCTACACCTTCTTCTTGTTCCTTCTTAAGAGCCTGTTGGGCACGTTCTTGGGCAAGAACAGCCTCTGCAACCTTTTTTCGAGCTTTCATTTCTTTACCTAGCTGCTCGGTAAGCTGACTTTGTATCACGTTTTGTACGGCTTGATTTGTGGTATTAATAATTCCTGTACTAGCTTCAAGAACTGCAAAAAACCTCTCTGCGGCAGTAGTACTTTGAGAGTAGGTAATAGCAAGCTGCGCATTTATTTCAGCTAGATTGCTCATTGCTTCTGCATTACTTTTGATGGCCTCTTCTAATGCAGTCGGTGGTTCGCTGAAAAAATCGATTATCATAGGCACTACTAAGCCCAGTATTAATAATATTTGTCCGATTATGGGAATACTATTTAGCAGAGCAATAGAAAAGGCTTTTACAGAAAAAATAGTAAGAGAAAATCCTGTACGAAGTAATGCTAGTGCTGTAGTGAGAGCTCCTTTGCTTTTTGTAGACGCTAAAGTTGCTGCAATATCTGTTGCCCATGCGACCCGCAATGCAGCTAACATAGCTTTAAGGTTTCCTTGAGCTGCTGCGTTTAATACTGTTGCTTGAGTATTTGCTACTTTTGCCTGGGTATCCAGAACCTCGGAAGCAGCTACAACTCTTTTGGCCTCCGCTAATCCGTTCATTTTAGCTATCTTTTCTTTGTATTGCTTACTTTCTTTGCCGTGCTTTGCAATCATGGAGTCCATAGTGCGCAGATGAGCTTGTTCAGACTTATCAATACTTGCTAGAAGTTTTTTTCTATCATCCAAAGTGGCTGTACCTGCAGCTACTTTGTCTGCTAGCTTATCAAATACCTTAGGTGCTCCATTAAACGACTTTAAAGATTGTAGGTTAGCTTTTCCAGCCGCTTTGGCCTCATCGGCCATAGCTGCCATTGCAACTCCCCCGGAGGTTAAGGCAGGTACTAACTGTCTTACTACACTTCCACCTAGAGCCGCAATACTTCCTGCTAAAATAACTGTATTACTACCTAACAGTCCGAGAACAGGCTGTAGTACGTCGTTGAAGAGACTTAGGGCTGACTTTGTTAAGTTATCAAAAGTTGCGGCAAGCTGATCATAGGGGTTCGGGTCAATGACTCTGGCCAAAGCTCCAAATTTAGCTTCACCCTGAGTAATGATGGCGTTTGTAAATGCCATCCTCTTTTCAAATACTGTTAGCTCATTTGCAGTTTTATTAAGTGTTAAGGCAAAGTTAGAAGAAGCTTCGTCAAGACGTACCATAATACCCAATTCATCAAGAATCTCAGGCTCTAGCTTTGCGGCACCTCGTACTAGACGATCCATAGCGTCAGCCATGTCTCTACCAAGAGCGAGAGACGCGCCTTTAGCTACTTTAGTCAATCCTTCTAACTGAGTTTGACTAAATCCTGCTGATGTACCAACTGCCACTGCTCTCATAGCATCCGCTGTAGATAGGGCTGCTCCTGTAATCTCTTTTAAACTCTCTACAAGAAACGGAAGGTTCTGGCCTGCGGCTCTTCCTGTAAAGATAAGTCCTTCTTCTAGCTGTTTTACTGCTGCGGTTCTTTGTAAAATTCCAAAAGCTGCTGTAACTGCGAATACGTTTGCAGCTAATGTTGCGTACGCGGGGACTAAACCTCCGTCCCCAGTCATACTATTACGCATTTTAGAAAAAGCTTTAGTACTATTTGAAGTTGCTCCCGCTACTCCTTTTTCACCTTTGCTATATTTTCTTCGAGACGAAGACGCCTTATCTGTGCTTTTAGACAGATTATCAGTTGACTTTGCGGCTTTATCCGCATTTTTTGCAGTAACCTGTAAAGACCCGTCATCGGATACTTTAATAGTTAGTTTTACAGTATTATCAGCCACGTCATTTTCTCTTCAGCTTATCATACTGCCGCTTCATTTGTTCGGCAGACTTTTTGATAGCTCTGGAGTCAAGCCAGGATAAAATCTCTAAGAAGAATTCCTTATCTTGAATCTCAAAAATTTCGATATAATGAGGTAAATTAGTATAATCTTTCCCCATATATCCAATCTCGGGGTACACTCTGTCCCCTAACATTCCAAAAGTGTTTATAGCAACTATTGCTATTTCAGGAAGATCGTCCTCACTTGGAGGAATCTCGCTTTCTATAGGTTCCTTACCTAGCTGTTCCATCATGTCCAGATATTTATCTCTGGTCATTCCTGTATCAAGATTCTGAAACAGTCTCTTTAGTCTTTTTATTACTTGATCCTTTTCGTTTTCCACGAAAGTTATCAAGGTCAAAAACCACCTCGTTTAGCCAAGTATCAAACTCTGTAGACCCAGTTACTAGTACTTCTGCGTTTTCTACAGTAAAAGGTACATCTTGGGATAAATCTTCAGCGTCCGCGTCTATAAGTACTAAAGTCTCTAAATGCTCTAGAGTCAGACCTTTCCAGTTTTTTACGCTGGCTTCTGCAAACTGCGCTACGAATTTATCTTCGTCCAAATTTTCCGTTAATTGACGAGTTTTTCTATCAAATTTCTGGCTCGTGCATCTCTTTCTTAAAGACGTTAATTCTTTTCTAGAAAGATTTGCGACTTCTACCGAGAAACCTTCTAGGCCCGGGAAGTCCACCCATGTAGACTTACTGTCTACTACTAATTTTTTCAGATCCATTAAACTAAATCTCCTTAGTTTGTTATATATTGAAGTATAGAAGTCAGGGAAGAAGAATTATCTGTTATTCTCCAATCGTAGTTCTGTACGAACACATCCCCCGTTCCCATTCTGTTAGTAAAAGTACTAGATGCAGCCGCTATTAAAAACCCTCTAAAAGAGCTTCCTGATAAACCGTTACCCGCTCGTATTTCTATTGACGGAGAATTGCTCCATGTTTGTACATTACTAGTATTTGTATCTGTAAGATACTGAGAAATTGACCCTGAGAGTATTTTCTTCGACACAACATACCCGCTAGGATACATTGAATTTGCGGCAGATGTTACATCCCTAGCGGCCTGAACTGTGGAATAAGGTGTCCAGGACACATTATTCTGTAATTCGGCTGTAACTGATATAACATCTGTAAGAGAGGCAGATGCTATAGTTATATCCAGCTTTGGATTAACTATATAAGACTTAGTTGTAGATCTATCTTGTAAAGTTCCTGTTAGGGTTGCTCCACGAGTTAGCTTGGCTACATCTCCTTGAAACGCAATACTCAGGGGTCGTGATTTCTCAATTACGAAACTACCATTTGTAATTACACAAGTTTCAAGTTTAAAAATGTCTTCGGGAGTACTTACATACAAATCAAAAGAGTTGGCACTCACTAAAAGACTAGTTAGAACTGTAAAGTCGGACTCTTGCAATGCAGGAATTTCAAATGAAAAGTTACCTACATTAGCTCTATTTATAATACTAGCTTCGAAATAGTCTGTTTGAGCGTGCAGAGTTTTTACTGGATAACTTTTTTCTGCAAACGTCTGACTAAAACTTATACTACTGATGTCTATTAAGTACCTATTACCCGAATCTACGACAAACAGTTGGGCTTCTCTTTTAAAGTTATAACTTGGCATAAGTTCTTATCCATAAGAGAATAAGGCATTCTCACTTTTGATTAATTTATATTATAAGGTAGGAGAGGAAAAATGTCAAGACTTATTTTTCTTTGGTCAAATAAAAAGGGGCCTTAAGCCCCTTTTTACCTTGTACTTAGCTAGACTATACTAGTGCGCCGAAATAAGTAATTGTTGCTTCATCTGTTCCCGTAATAGTACTAGGCAACGCCATGAAGTTTGTCTCTAAGGAGATAACATCTTCGATGGAGTGTGTAGGAACCTCTACGTGACAAGTGCCCATATTAATCTCAAGACGAGGCGTACCCGAAGCTCCGCCAATCTTAAAAGTTAAAGCAAAAGAGTTTGTAACTACGTTAGTAATACCTCTCACATCCTCAAAGAAATCAGCAGAAGCATTAGTTGCTGCAGTATCTTCTGTTAAGTAACAAGTGAAAGACCCTGAAACAGAGCGAGTACCGGTAACATGGCCAATAGGCACGTTCACAGTTCCTAATTCTTCTGGAGTAATATAACTAATATTATTAGTAAATGTTACGTTTCCTCCTGTAAGAGTCAAACTATAGCTTGATTCTAGCTCGTTTACTGAGTCACCATCCGGGTCTTGACTAGTCGGTACTATTGTTAGTTGTGTAAGACGGTTACGAATAAAGTTACTCGTAGCTGCTATCCCTTCATTAATATAAGGGGTTGCTGCCTCTGCTCCGCCTGTTACATTTGTCATAACAAAAAGACGATGAGAATCATCAGAATCTAGCCATACATCCCCTACTGCTATAGTGCTGCCGTCTCCGGTGACATCCGACGTAACGGGTAAAGTCGCGTCTGTATGAGTACTGCCCGTAAAGTCTACTAGCTCACTAGAGCTTCCTGACCAGTTAATTGTAGAAATTCCATCAATATCAAAGTCAACTGAAGCCTCGTTTACAGTAATATCCCTTAACTTCATAATTTTACGGTTAGATTCACCCAGTACAAAGTACACGTTAGCTGTACCTAGAGTTGATGAGTTTGAAGACCCTAAAGTAATTACAGAGGAAGCAGTTGCTGGTGTAATTACGTTGGTGCCGCCTGTATCAAAATCAAATGTGCCAGTATCGTAGTTTTTTGCGCCTGCGTACAAAGCCCATAAAACTTCTTCTACTGCGTGAACTTCAGCTGCACTATCTGCCTTACCGGTACCTGTAGTACTAGATTTAAACGGACGTACGTATGTTGAGAAAGACCACTCACCCGGTGCCAAAGAGTCATTAAAGGCTCTTCGTCCACGACGGCTAACTCCACCGGCTGATTCCATCTCGTTCAAAGTAATTTCAGTACTGTTTGTAGCTTGAGAAAAGCTAAATCCGTCTAAGACGGGTACTTCCCATACTGCGCCGTCAAACTCAATAAACATTTTCGAGTCGCGGCTAAAATATAGCTGTTGTGCCATAGTTATCTCCTATGAAACTTGAAAAGACTTGGACGTGAACATTTGCTCCTGCCAGTATTTTCTAATAACGAACCTCTATAAGAATCTCTCCAACTCCTAGCGGTTCTAGTACACCTTCATCAGTATCTATACTGACTACCGTGATCTGTTGAACGTTGAAGACGTTATTTTTTCTATCAAAATACTCTATATTAGAGTTTTCTTCTAGTACTGTCTCCACATCTTCCATTAATGCATTTAGTGCGTCTTGTGCACCTTCTTCGTTGACATAACAACGCAAAGTTATGGACAAGTATCTGTCCTTATATCCTCCGCCCTGGTATTCTCTTGTTTCACTACCTGCATTTAAGTGTATTGCAGGGAATTGTTCTATTTCATCCCAAAATTTTAAGTTGGGATGAACATTTTGAGCTAAGTCGCTTAAAAATGCTCCTGCTCCATTTATATCTTTTAGTTTACTAACTAGTGCCGAGACTATATTAGCTCTTCTAGATGTATAAGCTCTATCTGTCATTGCTCTCTCCTGGTATAAAGTCTTCCTAATGTATAGTGAGCTGCTATTTCTCTTATAGAAGCGTCTATCAGACTTCTAGGGTCTCTCTCCACACTACTTTGTCTGCTACCGCTTGAGCTTTCAAATACTCCGTAAGGAGACCTATCATAAGTGTACCCAAAACTGGGAAAACCCTGCCTAGTCTGAGTGATACTAACTAGTCGTACACTTCTTGCTAATGCTCCTGTTCGATTTACTAATCGAGGGTATCTCATATTTTTAGCTACTACTCCAGGCAGTTGTTGATTTATTATACCTATAAGACTTCCTAGATTTACCGAACTTTGTCTTACTTTTGTCTGTCTTCCCCCGGGTATGCCTCCTATAGCTGGTGCACCTCTAGATTTTTGATGTGCTGCTTTTTTCTTTCTAGTCAACTTAATCGGTGCCGTACTGGAAGGGTCTAACTTTGTATCCTCTGTTATAACTTTTACGTTCTTTATCTTTCTAAAAGGATCTGTTATTCGTTTAATGCTTTTCTTTCTAATTCTTATTATAGGGGTATCAGATCCTCCCATATTAACAATATCTAGTTTTTCTATAGCTGCTCTTATGTCTGCTTGTATATCTCTTTTAAACTTTGCTTCTTCTTGAGAGCCTTTTCTTCTATTTAAAGTCGCTGCTTCAAAGGTAACTGCTACAGTACCGAGTTTATCATCCTTTACTGCCTTCAACAAGGTTTCTACTTCGGGTATCTTTGCTAGATTCTTAGGGATTTCACCATTCTGTAATAAATCAGAGACTCTATTTTTAATAACTGAAGAATCATTTGCGTGCCCTAAATCTAGAAAAGCGTCCTTGTTTAGCTGTTGCTTACTTTTTGTGTAGTACACTTGAACTACCGATAAAAAATTCTGGTAGGGGGTACGATATATGTACTTTATATAATCAAAAGTTCTTCTAGCATCTAAGCCTTCTACTACACCTTTGTACCTGCCTGTGGCTCTAAAAGTCAGACGGAAAGACGTAGAAGATTGTTTCTTATCATAGATCTCTACACCTTGTAAAGGGCCCATAAAGTTAGTCTTTAACTCTTCGAAAAATACCTTACATATCCTATTTAATTCTCTTTTTGAGATATTTACAGAGTCTAAGGACATCTGAAAGGCTATATGATCTGTTAATCCTTCCAGACTCAGATAAAAAGTATGTACCTTAACATCAGAAACAGCTTTTCTATAAGTAGAAGAATTAACTTGTAGTTCTCCTTCTATTTTTTCTAGGAATTTTTTAAGCTTAGCGCGAGACACGTTTAATAGGTTTTATATAGGTCTAAGACCCGTTTGATGTGGTCAGGGAAGCCTACATTGTCCGATTGACTGGTACTAGCACTATTTTGTATAGAGGCACTGCCCAGAGTTCTTCTTTCTTTGTGCTCTCTTTTAAAGTAGTATGTTACCAAGTCAATTACAGCTAACTTTAAGTCTACCGGCAGTGTTGCGTACCCTGCGGTATAGGTAATTTTTACGGCCCCAACGCCTGTAGCCCAATTAATAGTACGACCACCGCTATTAGTTCTAATAATACTGTCGGTATTTCCATCGACATAATAGTCGAAGTTCGCAGTAGTAAGCGTCGCATACGCTTCATTATATGATCTCCTTTCTTCTACTGAAACCACTGTATTTAAAGGACTCTCTGTTAATTGAACCACACTCGTAGCCCAGTCTATACTAAAAGTCTCTACTTTGTTGGTAGAGTAATAGTCGAGTAAAGAGTTTCCACAGTAAGTCTTTACTAATTCACTTATTGAAGGTATAAGAGTTTGTAGACGCAGATCATCCTTAGGGTTGGATAGACCTTCTGCTTCTTTGTACTCTGCTAATGTTATTAAATTTGCCATAAGTATATTAGTAAAAACTTGGGGCGGCGAACCGCCCCAGTTTATGCAGCTTAAATAGTATTAAGCAACTGCATTCAAACGAACAACCGATACGTCAGTTGCAGTATCAGCAACTAGCTGGTTAAAGCCTAGAGACTGAGTAGCAACAATAACGTTACGCTGATTCATTACTTCGTAGTCTTGCTCTACATTTACGCCACGGAGACGTGGGATAGCAAAGTTACGAACATTGACCGCAAGTCCAACACAATCATTATCACCTTCTACACCGTTTGCAACGCTAGTTTCGAAGTTGTCTGATACGATTACTGGAGTACCGAAGATAGAACCTACCTGACCGGTTAGCTTAGTAGCAACATCAGAACCTACATCAGTGATGTCTGCGAAGCCGGCATCAGCGATAAGGTCGTAGTAACGCTTCTGAGACACAATATAGACGAGTTCGTTCGGAACCATACCATACTTACCCATAAGCTTACGTGCGCCTAAGAAGTCAGCTGCGTCTACTGAAGTAGTTCCAGGATTAGCAGCAGATACTGAAGTATCAAATATGTTTGAACCAGCAATAGTTACCAAACCACTGAAGTCCTCGCCACTTTGGCCAACATCAAAGTTTAAGATTGCACTATCAACAGCGCGAGCGTGTGCACGAGCAACTGATTCAACAAGCATAGGCATTAAATTGATAAGAATTTCTTCGTCTACATGGTTATCCATAAGAGTACTAGAAATCAAGCGGAACGCTTTCAAAGTTACCTGTGCAGGTTGTGGTGCAGCACCGCCACGAGTTGTTAAGTTACCGTTTTGTTGAGCATTTGCTGCTCCGGTACCAAAGGTGGCCAAACCAGCGTCTTGCTGAATTGGTAACACTTGTGCCTGTGAATTAATCTGAATCTCACGGAAAGCACTTGCAAGACGTAGCTCACGCATGATTTCTTTCTCGATTTGACCAGATACTTCAGTAGCAATATTAGGTGCTGAAGAAGCATAAGTTACACCAGCTTTCTCGATAACATCACGACCATACGCAGTGCCTTCAAGGCCCTTACCAGTCATAACACCAAGAAGGTGTGCATTCATAAACTCTTTGCCCCACTTAGAGACAGTATCTGAGCTGTCAGAACGATCAGAGAATACACGCTTAGAGTCACGCATTTTGCTCATCTCTTCAGACTTTTCTTCAAGTTCTTTTTGATGCTGGGCGATAATTTCAGCGATATCTGCATCTTTAGCAGCCATTTTAGCTTCAACATCAGCCATTAGCCTTTCAGCGCCTGACTCAACAGCAGTTACTACTGCGCTCTTAACTTGAGCTTCTTGTTGTGATTTAGCGTCTGCTTCTGCAGCAGCTTTTTCAGCAACTTCTTGTGCTACGGCTTCATCCGCGGCTTTTTGTTCGGCTTGCTTCATTGCAATCTTTGTAGCAGTTTCTTCCGCTACCTTCTTAGCAAATGCTTCCAAGTCGATTTCTGGAGTATTAACTTCAGACATTTGGATCTCCTTTTGAACCTTTTCGGTTCCGTCCGGTGTATCACTAGCTACGCTAGAAGTATTAACTTCGTCTTTAGCCAGAGTCTGACCGGCTAGATCTACACGATTTGTGAAAGTTTTTTTGAATTCTTCATACTCGTCCATAGAGTCAAAAGATTTCGCTAGCGAGAAAGTAGCTTCCTGATTACAAGGTACGGAAACAACCGATACCTCAAATAATTCTGCGTCCTTTATCATTAATCCGTCAGTTTCCTTTATGAAATCAGCATCCTTGACTCGGAAACCAACAGAAAATGCTCCAAGGATACCTTCTTTTACTAATTCGCAAACATTAGCGGGTGCTGACTTGCTAATCTTTGCTTCTAACTCCAGGCCATTCTCTGTTACTTTAAGGCCTGTAGCACGACCGATAGGACGATCGTAATCATGATTGAAAAGAATAATAGGGTTCTTTTCGAAATTCTTTAAACCACCCTTTTCCCAAGCCTGAGCTGAGATAGAGTCGCCAGCACGATCGAAATCTGCTGTACTTGCCATACCGCGAATCATCACTGATCCGTCATCTACCGCATGGGTTTTGAAAGTTGAGGTTAGGTTAAAAATTTTATCCATTCTTTTTCCCCGTTTTTGCTTGGGCTAATTCCGTTAGAGGATCTTTATCCTCTTTTTTGTGAATAAGTTCCCATAGTTCCGGTTCGTATTTTTCAATCCAGTCTACTGCTCCGGTATACGTTCCCATCACTTTTACTATCTCTTTAGGAGACAGGAAAGCCGGTCTATCAAGGGCTCTCTTATACTCATTTAAAGAAACAACATATCCTTTCTCAGCAAAGTACATTCCTAATTCATGTACTAATCTGTGTTTTCTATTTCTAGTCACTGCCATCTTCATCACCTTCAGTTGGTCTACCACCCTCATCTGGGTTGGCTGCACTCCCTGCTATGTTGGCAGGGACTCTAACATCATCTTGTCCTTCTAAAGCTTCAAAGCCTAATCTAGTTCTGGCTTCATTGATAGTAATAATACCACCATTTACTAATGAACTATAGTACTGTGACTGATCTCTAAGCTCTGGTTGTAGAGCTGGGATATCTATGACTTCTTCTTTTATTTCGTATCCGAAGAAGCGGCTGTAAGCGTAGTTTATCTTTCTTACTATTGGTAAGATTGTTTCAAGATAATACATTCTCATATTAGGACGAATGTTTGCATTGTTTCCTGAGTCTAATAAGATAGGTGGGATACCCAATGCTTTCAATATAATTGTTTCGTTTTCTGTAATAGAAGATTGGAAGTCTAACTCTTTAAAGTTTACGTTAGAAATGCTATCAATCTCTATACCACCGTCAAGAATCAGAGGGCGTCTACCACCTGCGTCTGGACGATATCGAATGCTCCATGATTGAATCATTCGTTCTTTAATCTTTTCACTTAATGTATTTGGGCTTTTTAGTACTAGTCCTGGCACTGCTCCGTTCTTAAAGAAGTTATCTTGAAACTTTCTCATTGAAGCAGTAAGGGCCATTGTTCGTACAGCAGGCTTCAGTCTTGAAGTTCCTCGGAAGATAGAGTAAAAGGAATTTTCCTTAACATGTATGATCTCGTCCGGGCCGTAGTCTACATCGTTGTATGTGTACTTCTCTATAAATGTTTTTGGATCTGCGTGTATTGTTACGCTATCTGCAGGTAGATGATACAAGTGAGCACCATCATAGTATATAAAAATGTTTCCGTCTAATAAATAGTCGGTGATTAGGTTTCTCTTAAAAGAGCTGACATCTTGAAATAGATTAGGCTCTTTATTAAGTAGCTTATTTACGGTAGATCGTCTCATTCCTTTTTGAACGCCATTTGTTTGATTAGGCTGAACAACTACTGGAATCTCTGCTACGTCATCTACAATCATATTAACGCCGCGATTAACAATCTCTAGCGTTTCATAGAACT